GTCGTGTGCCTGTTCGGGTCCGGCGGCGACGCCGTTCAGGGGGTCGTGCTCGGCTGCCACTACTCGGACGAGGAGCCGCCCCCGCTGGACGACCCGAACGCGAGGGTCATCGCGGGCAGCGACATCCGGGTGGGCTCGGAGGCGGCGTCGGATGCCGTCGCACTCGCGCCGGCCGNNATGCAGACGTTGAAGGACGCGATCGGCAACGCCGTCGTCGTCGCACAGGACGGCGGCGCGTCGCTGAAATCGACCATCCTCGCGGCGCTCTCGACGTGGCCGCCGGCCACGATGGGCGCCACGAAGCTGAAGGCGGAGTAGACGGGGTGATCGGAAGCCTCGGAGACACGGTGTTCGAGGTCACGCCGGACGTCATACGGACGTTCAGCGGCGCCTCGCGCTCTGTCTCGGCGCGCTACGAGGAGCACGCCGTGCACCTGCGCAAGCCCGTCTCCGAGTTCACGGGCCCGGACCTCGACGAGGTCCGGTTCAGTGTCCGTCTCGACGAGGAGTACGGCGTCGACGTGATGGCCGAGATCGACCGGCTGCGGGACGCCTGTATCGCCGGCGAGGTGCTGCCGCTCATCCTGGGCGACCGCCTCGTCATGGACTGCACTCTGCGAGACGTGAGCGAGTCCTGGCGGCACGTGACGCCGTCCGGGCGCGTGACCATCGCCACGGTCGACGTGACGGTCCGGGAGTACGTGTGATGGCCATCGATTGGGCGCCAGCGACGGAGGCGGACGAGATCCGCCAGTGCGTGCGGACGCTGCTCGCGACGACGCCCGGGACCGTGCCCTATGCCCGCGGGCTCGGCGTCGAGGGGCTCGTCGACGAGCCGATGCCGCGCGCGGCGCAGATCGCGAAGGTGCGCAGCGTCCGCGCCATGGCGGCCTACGAGCCGCGCGCGAAGGTGAGGACCGTCACGGTGACCGGCGATGCCGACGGCCACCTGCGGCCCGACGTGACCATCGAGGAGGTGCGCTCGTGACGATCCCGGCCCTGTTCGCACAGCGCGACCCCGATGCCGTCCTCGCGGAGGCCCTCGCCATCTACGAGGCGGAGACTGGCGTCTCCCTGGCGCCGGCCGACCCCCGGCGGCTGCACCTGCAGACGCTGCTCCTGTTCCTGGCGCAGCACCGGCAGCTCATCAACTACGGCGGCGTGCAGAACCTGCTCCGGTACGTGAGCGACGAGTTCATCGACGAGCTTGCCGCCTTCCTCGGCGCGACGCGGCTGCCGGCGCGCCCGGCGACGACGACGCTGCGGCTCACGTTCTCGCTGGCCGGCCAGCACATGCTCGCGGCCGGCAAGCGGGCGAGCGGCGGCGGCTTCTTGTGGTCCATGCCGCAGGTCGCCGTGCCCGTGGGCGACACCACCATCGACGTGCTCGGCACCTGCACGACGGACGGCCGGGCGGCGAACGACCTCGCGCCCGGCGCCATCGACACGATGGCCGACGCGGTGCCGTTCCTGGCGTCGGTGGCGAACGTCACCAGGACGGCCGACGGCGACGACGCGGAGAGCCTGGAGGCCTTCCGCGCGCGCCTGCGCACCGCTCCGGACGCCTGGGCCGTGGCCGGCCCCCGCGAGGCCTACGAGGCGCTCGCGCGCGCGGTCAGCCAGACCATCCTCGACGTGCGGGCGGTGGCCTTCCGCGACAACGCCGACCTCGCCGGCGCGCCGGTCGCCCCGGGCGTCGTGCGGCTGCTCGTGCTCGCCCTCGGCGGCGGGTCCCCCGAGCTGCTCACGGCGGTCGCGGCGGCCTGCTCGGCGGACGAGGTCGTGCCGCTCACTGACGACCTGGTCGTCACGACCCCGCAGCTCGCCGGGACGGCCGTCGACCTCAACATCGCCGGGACGTACTACATCGCCCGCAGCCGCGCCGGCGAGGCGACGGCGATCAGGGAAGCCATCGAAGGGGCGGACGACGGCTCTACCCCCGGCGCCTTCCGGGAGTACCTCGACTGGCAGACGTCGAAGATGGGTCGGGACATCAACCCCGACGAGCTGCGCGCGCGCTGCCTCACGGCCGGCGCGAAGCGGCTCGCCCTGGGCGCGTTCGTGTTCCAGGCGCTGGCGCTCGACCAGGCCGCCGTCATCCCGGCGACCGTCGCCGGCCTGGCGAAGTACGCGACCGCCGTCGGCAACGGCGTCGCGACCGTCCTGCCGACGGTCGGCGGCACCCCGGCCCCGGGCGATTACTGGCTCATCTGCTCGACGGCGGGCGCGGTGCCCGTGTTCCAGCTCTTCCGCGTCGACCCGGCCACGCCGGCCCTGGTCGCCACGGTCGACGCCGACGGCGCGCCGCACGACGCCCTGGGCGTGACCGTGACCATCACGAACGGCGGCATCCCCTGGGCCGTGTTCGACCTGTGGACCTTCACGGTGCAGCCCGGGCCGACGCTGGCCTACGGCGGACTCGAGGACGACTAAGATGCCGAACCTCGACATCCGCGACGCGAGCGTGAGCCTCCTCGACTTCCTGCCGGACAGCATCTCGGCAGACCCGGAGATCCGCGCGCTGTCGAAGGCCATCGACCAGGAGCTGCGCCTCGTGTCGCAGGCGCTGCTCGAGCCGGTCATCCTGCCGCGCATCTCGTCGCAGCCGGAGGCCGTGCTCGACGCGCTCGCGTGGGGCTTCGGGCTGCTCGGCGTCGAGGGCTGGGACACGGCGACGCTCGCGCGGAAGCGGGTGCTGATGGCCCAGGTCGTGGCGCTCTATCGGCGCCGCGGCACCCGCTGGGCGGTCCGCCGGGCGCTCGACCTGCTCGGCGAGGCGTACACGCTGAGCGTCTGGCACGAGACGCCGCCGTCCCCGGAGTGGTCGTACCGCCTGCAGATCCTCGTCGGGGGCGGCGGTCTCCCGGCGGCGCAGGTCGCCCGCGCCCGCGAACTCGTCGAGGCGTACGGGCAGGCTACAGCGTGGCCAGAAGAAATCTCCGCGCTGCTCGCGGCGGAGGCGGCCGAGACCATCACCGTGCAGTGCGTGAGCATCGGCGTCGACCTGACGGTCGCGCAGGGATAGGGGAGGTGCGAACGTGGCGCTCCTGACCGTCTGGACGGCCGCAGGCCTCGCGAAGCGCGCCATCGCCATCGGTGGCGGCGCGAAGGTCCAGCTCACCCAAATGGCGCTCGGCGACGGCGGCGGCGTCGTGCCGGTGCCGAACCCGGCGCAGGTCGCCCTCGTCAACGAGGTCGCGCGCTACTCGCTCAACTCGCTGGCGGTCGTGCCGCCGGGCGGCACCATCGTCCAGGCGGAGGCGATCTGCCCGGCCGGCGACGGCCCGTTCTGGATTCGCGAGGTCGGCCTGTACGACTTCGCGGGTGACCTGCTCGTCGTCGGAAACACGCCTGAGACGGAGAAGATCGCGGTCGGCGGCGGCGCCCTGAATGCCGTCTACGTCCGCGTCCCGTTCGACGTCGTCAACCCGGCCCTGGCCGTGACGCTCATCGTCGACCCGGCCGTCGTGATGGCGAGCCGCGAATACGTCGACGAGTGGGCGGCGCTCGCCCAGCACTACGCGTGGCTCAACTTCCGCTGAGTGCGGATGGAGGTAAGACAAGATGGCCCCGAAATTCGCACAGGCGCCGCGTGTCGGACGCGCATCCTACGTGGACGAGACGTTCGAGACGCTGGTCGAGGGAGACATCGCGGCCGGCGTCCATGTTGACATGATCCGCGCGTACATGAACGCGACCGGCGACGCGACGCACCTGTCCGTCTACCTCACGCAGGACGAGACCGTGCCGGGCGGGCTCGTCGGCGGGCTCTTCGACCTGATTCCGCTCGTCGCGGACGACTTCGTGACGAAACGCTACGACTGCCTGGTCGTGCCCAACGGCTGGTACCTGCGGTGCAACGCTGTCGGCCTCTCGGCCGGCGGCGTGTCGGCCGTGGTCCTGGGCGGCGAGCTCGGCTGACGGGAGGTCCCCATGCACGGCTACACCCGGCCCGGCCCGGAGCGGATGCACCTGCAGGTGTACTCGTGGGCTCCCGGCAGCGCGCCGGTCGTCGCGTTCCGCGATGGGCCCTACTGGAGCGACAAGGCTCCGGGGCACGTCGCCGACGGCGACTGCCGCATCTACCTGGACGTGCCGGACGGGTCGCGCGTCTACGCGCAGGTGACGGCGTCGTCCTACCTCGGCCACAGGTCCGCGTCCTACGTTCCGGCCACCCGCTCCATCCAGGTGACGGGCTGGGATCACACCGGCGCCGCCCTGCCGGGCGGCTTCGCGCTGACCGTCGAGGTCTACCCGGAGGTGTCCTGATGACCGCCCAGGCCCACGACGCAGGCAGCTGCGCCACCGTCATCCGGCTCGACGAGCGCCAGAGAAACGACGGCGCGCGCCTGGCGCTGCTCGAGGACGGCGCGCGCAGGGTCGTCGAGCGCGTCACCGGCCTCGAGCTGTGGCGCGCCCGCGTCATCGGCTACGTGGCCGGCGCTGCGGCCGTGGCCGGGGCGGTCGGCGCGCTGATCGGCAGCGTCCTCGCGAAGCTGCTCTGAGGGAGGTGCCCATGGTCGTCGCCACGCCGCGGCCGCTCCTGCGGCCCATCTCGCCGACCGTCCTGCACGCGCTGCGGGACATCGAGCACCGCTCCGTCCTGCCGCAGCAGCTTCGCGCGGCGCTCGACCGCTTCGACATGCAGCCGGTCGTCGTCCTGCC